GATTGTATTATCCGCATCACAAGTAACAGTAGTATAAATGGCAACACCTAGAAAAGGTAAAGCAAAAGTTAAAGTAACAGCTAGCGGTAAGAAAGTTAGCTATGGCCAAGCGGGTAAAGCTAAAGGAGGGGGGCCACGGGTAAAACCGGGCACCTCCAAAGGCGATAGCTATTGTGCTAGAAGTTTAGGTATTAAAAAAGGATTATCAAAGAAAAAACAAAATGATCCTAATACACCAAATAATCTGTCTCGTAAACGTTGGAAATGTTCAGGAGCTAAATCTAAAAAATAATGGCCGCTAAGAAAAGTACAGTAAACAGTTCTGGTAATTATACAAAGCCAGGAATGCGCAAAAGATTATTTAATTCAATTAAAGCTGGAAGCAAAGGTGGAGGTGCTGGACAATGGTCTGCACGTAAAGCTCAAATGTTAGCTAAACGTTATAAAGCAGCTGGTGGGGGTTATAAAACAAAGAAATAATGGACTCAAAAAAATGAAAAATTTACTATTAACCCTAGCAGTTGTAAGTTTAATGGCTTGTAACTCTACTGAAGAAACAATCAACACCGAATGTTGTCATAGCGATGCTACAGATTTACCTTTTGATATTGATTCAATTACAAATGTAAGACAATTATTAGATTCACTTAATGAAGTGCCAAAGAAAAAGAAGTAATGGCAAAGACTAAGCAACAGAAAAGCCTTACTAGATGGACTAAGCAAAAATGGACAACTGCATCAGGGAAAAAAAGTTCTGAAACAGGTGAAGTATATGCTCCAAAAAAAACCATCTCTAAATTAAAAAGCACTGCTGCAGGTAAAAAGAAACTAGCTGCTGCTAACAAAAAAAAACGTGCTGCAACTAAAGCGGGTAAACAACATGCTAAACATGGGTTGCATGTCGGTAAAAAACGTTGAATTGAAAATAAACTTTAGATAAACGTCTATACACTTTTTTTATTTAAACTATTTATATATATTTGTATATAATTAGTTTAATAAAAATCAAAATGAATAAAGTTACAGACAACAATCCCATTGATGAAAAAGAGCCAATTCTTTCTAAAGAAGAATTAAGCTCAAGAAGAGAAGAGATCACTGCTTTTTACAATGATAATATCCCTCACCTAAAGGTGCAGGCTGAATATGAAACACTTTTAGCAACTATTGAAAAGGGTAGAGCTGAAAGATTACAAGCACAGATGTATATGGCACAAGCATATGCTTCTCAAAAAGAAGGTGATGGTGTAGGTGTAGACTCAGAAGAAGCACAAGCTTTTAAAGAAGCAATGGAGCAGGCAGCATCAAACATCGACTAAAATGAAGATGTTAAAGAGGGGTGATTCTGGACTAGATGTTAAAACTCTTCAGATTAAGTTGAAGTTATTAGCAGATGGGCAGTTTGGACCTATTACAGAAAAAGCTGTTATAAGATTTCAATTATCTAATAACTTACCTGTTAATGGTATAGTTGAATCTGATATGTGGGTTCTTATGTTTAATTTACCTGAAATTTCGTCTGATGAAATTGATGAGGATACAGATATTTCTGAAAACTATTTTAGAACTTCTTATGATCAATTAATTCATAAATATTATTTATCTAAAAAAGAATATATTAGTTCTAATACTAAAAATGAATATGTTTTTTTACATCATACTGCAGGAAATAATAATCCTTATAGAACCATTGATCATTGGGGGCGAGACAGCAGGGGCAGGATTGCCACTGAATTTGTCTTAGGTGGGAGAAACCACAAAACAGGTGATGATGAGTATGACGGAGTTATGGTTCAGGCATTTCCAGAGGGGTGTCAGGCATGGCACCTTGGTAAAACTGGATCTGGATGGATGAACCGTCATTCTGTAGGTTTAGAAATTTGTAATATGGGTTATTTAGATAATGAAAATAAAACATATGTTGGGTCTTCTTGTATTCCGAATGAAACCATTGTTTTAGATACTCCCTTTAAAGGTCATACACTATGGCATGCTTACACAACCGAGCAGATTAAGGAAACTGAAAAGTGGATTAAATTTGTTGGAGAAAGGGATGGTATAGATGTAAGGTTAGGATTAAAACAGTATATACAAAAATATGGTCCCACTAAAGGATTTGACTTTCAAGAAGACGCATATAGTGGAAAATTAAAAGGATTATTAACACATACCAATGTAAGGAGGGATAAATCAGATTGTTATCCTCATCCTGATTTAGTTGATATGATATTAAGCTTATAGTAATGGCATTAGTAACTAACGTAGATTTAAAATTAAAAATTAATCTTGATACATCTATTAAGTATCAAATATTAACACATTGTTTTTTTAATGATATTTTAATAAGCAATTCAGATTTAAAATTTTTAACAGTTTTAGCTGAAAACTCTAAAATTGAAATTTCTAAGTTCTGTATATTACTTACTGATAAAGGTATTTTTAAAAGTCCACAATCAGCAAGAAATGCTATTTCAAAAGCTGAAAGAAAAAATTTATTGGTTAAAAGTGGCACTAATAAAAAGACCATTAGTATAAATAAAAGTTTAAATGTGCAAACAAAAGGATTGGTCTTACTTAACTATAAAATTTTAGGCAGTGAATCCCAAGAAACATAAAGAATTTAAAGAAGGCATTGCTGAAGAGGTGGGTGTTCATCCCCAAGTGGTAGATGACTTCATATCTTTTTATTATGCAAAATTAAGAAAAAAATTATCTCAACTTGATTATCCAAGAATAAACGTAGATGGATTAGGAACATTTCATCTTAGAAAAAATAAATTAGAAAATGCCATTAAAAGACAAAAAAGCATGTTAGGTAATATTGCTAAACGCACTTATAATGGTTATGCTAAAAGTGAAAATATAATTGAAAATATTTCACAAATGGATAATGCACTTAAACAAATTGAATTAGATATTTTAAGAAAGAAAGAATTTAAACTTAAAAAAAATGAGTAAACCCTGGTCAAAATATATTGATGCTTTTAAAAATATTGATAAAATAACTGAAGGCATTAAAAATAATATATTTAAAAAAGAGCATATTGAGGCTGTAGCAACAGAAAGATTTCAAGTTTGTATTAATTGTAGTTTATATGATGCAAAAGGAACAGACTGTATTGCTTCGGGTACACAACCATGTTGCTCTGATTGTGGATGTAGTTTAGCATTTAAAGTAAGATCATTATCAAGTGAGTGTCCAAAAGGATATTGGAATTCTTTAGTGACAGAAGAGTTAGAAGAAAAAATAAATCAACAAATAAAATCTTAATATCATGACAGTAACACAAATAGTTTCAGATTTATTAAAACATAATATGATAACTCCTAGTGCCGCTATTGTATTGTTAAATGCTGATATAAAAGCTAAAGCATACGAAGGCAAAACCCTTGTTCCAACTGAAACTTTTAATAATATAAAAGGGGGAGTTATAAATTGGACACTAGATGAAGTAGATGAAGGTTTACCATATTGGTATATAACATCATCATAAAAAATAAATCATGGCAATTATATTCAAAGAAGATGGGCACCTATATGAAAGTATAGACCAAGATAATATTGATTGGTTAAGTGTAACATCATTTATAAGTAAGTTTAAACCCAAATTTGACAGAGATGGTCAAGCTATTAAATCTTCTAAAAATAAAAGATCTAAGTGGTATGGTATGACCCCAAAAGAAATTATAGCTGCTTGGGATGGTGAAACACATAGAGCTATTACTCTAGGTAATTTTTATCATAATCAAAGGGAGGCAGATATGCTTGATTTTAAAACTATTGAGCGTGATGGAACAGAAATACCAATTGTTAAACCGCTTATAAATAAAGAAGGTATTAAAATGGCTTCTGAACAAAAATTAGAGGATGGTATTTATCCAGAGCATTTAGTATATTTAAAATCTGCTGGAATTTGTGGGCAAGCCGATATAGTAGAAATAGTTAATGGCTACATTAACATTAATGATTATAAAACCAATAAAGAGATCAAAGAAAAAGGATTTACTAATTGGGAGGGTATAACAAATAAAATGTATAAGCCTGTCAATCATTTAGATGATTGTAATCTTAACCATTATAGTTTACAACTCAGCATTTATGCGTATATTATTAAAAAGCATAACCCCAAACTAAAGATTGGAAAGCTTACTATTCAACATGTAAAATTTAAACAAGTGGGGGAGGATTCTAATGGATATCCAATTAATGAACATGTAAATGGAGAACCAGTATTAGAAGAAGTTAAAATGTATAATATACCATACTTAAAAGATGAAGTAGCTTCATTAATAATGTGGTTAAAAGATAATAAATAATGCTAATAAGATTATTTGATATACAAAATAGTAAAGTCATTCCATCAGAACATTGTTATGCATTACCTTTTTTAAAAGATATAATGGATGAATATGCTGATAGTCATTTAAAAGTATATCAATATATATTCTATATGACTTGTCCTAATCCAGATTTAAATCCATTTTTTAATCTTCCTGAACATGAGAAAGAAGATATTATAATTGAAGAAGTTCAATTAGAAGATTCTCCAGAAGATGTTAAAATAAGATATGCAATTGAAATGTGTAAAAAGCTTTATGAAACCCCAACATATAGAGCATATGTGGGTATTAAGTCTATGCTAGATAGATTAGCAAAATACATGGAAGTAACAGCAATAGAACATGGACGAGATGGCAATATTAACTCAATGGTAAATGCAGCTGCTAAGTTTGAACAAATAAGACATTCATATAAGGGTGCATTTACTGATATGAAGCAAGAACAAGAAAGTTCAGTACGTGGAGGAGCTGGATTAGCATATGATCAATTATGAATAAAGAAAATACAACTTGGCATTTCTGTTATTGGGATGAACAAGAATTTGAAAATAAAGAAGTTAATAAAACTAAAAATAAAACCAAAAATAATGGCACAACAAGTAATTCCAGTGGGGAAAAAATTGCTACTTAAGCAAAAAGAATCTGAAAAGTATTTTAAAAATACTGATATTATTATACCTGATGCAGCACAAACTAAAGAGAATATAGGAACTATAGTTGGCGTTGGACGTGGGGTAGAGGAAATTAAAATAGGTGACATGGTTCAGTATACTGATCATTGTTTACCTGTGCCAATGAAACATAATAATGAAGAGCATTTACTTATTCAAGAGGGTGATGTTTTTGCAATTTTAGTAGATGTATAAATCTATACCAACATATATAGATGGGGTATGGACAACAACTGACTTTAATTCTAAAGAAGAATTTATTGAGTATATTTTAAGTATTTTTAAAAAACCGGGTGAGTATAGGTTTAATGAACTATCATATAAGTTTAACAAGCAAGCTCAGTTATTTAATAAAAACGGATATTATTGCAATAAACCTTTTAGATCAAAAGATTTTACTAGCTACTGGGAAGATGAAAAAAATAAATGCCGAGAGGGAGTTATCTATAAACAAGGTGAAGAGAGTTGGTATTTAACTAGGGATTATTATATGTGGTTAAATTTTTTACCCATATTTGATAAAGAAGAGAAAAAATATGGATTTGCTAAAGTGCGGGATGCACAATATCATATGGCTTTGTATGAAATATTAGCTGAATTAAATAATAAGCATTCAGCAATACTAAAAAAACGTCAAATAGCATCTTCTTATTTTCATATGGGTAAGATTATAAATACTTATTGGTTTGAAGAAGGAAGTATTTGTAAAATTGGAGCTTCACTTAAAGACTTTATTAATGATAAAGGTTCATGGAAATTTTTAGATGAATATAAAATTTTTCTTAATGAACATACAGCTTGGTATAGACCAAGTAATCCAGAAAAAGTTTTATTATGGCAACAGCAAATTGAAGTTAAAGTAGGGAATAGAAAAACAGCACGTGGACTAAAATCTAAAATACAAGGAGGTTCATTTGAAAAAAATGCAACTACAGGTGTTGGTGGTCCTTGCACATACTTCTTTCACGAGGAAGCGGGCATTGCACCTAAGATGTCAGATACATATGAGTATCTACGCCCTGCTATGTCATCGGGTATGATGACTACAGGTATGTTTATTGCAGCGGGTTCAGTTGGTGATTTGCAACAATGCAATCCACTAAAAGAAATGATACTTAATCCTAAAGCAAATGATATATATGATGTAGAAACAAACCTTATGGATGCTGAAGGTAAAATAGGTATGGCGGGTTTGTTTATTCCTGAGCAATGGTCTATGCCACCTTATATTGATTCTTTTGGGAATTCATTGGTTAATGAAGCTGTTGAAGCTATTATTACAGAAAGGGCTCGTTGGAAGAATGAATTAAATGGTGAGCAATTCCAATTAAGAATTTCTCAAAAGCCAATGAATATAGCAGAGGCATTTGCTTATAGAAAAGAATCAATATTTCCTCAATCTATATTATCTAAACAACAAAAAAGAGTTGAGGAAAAAGAATACCCATATGAGCTTATTGAATTAGATAGAAATGAGACAGGAATAATTGCTAAACGAACTAATAAACTACCCATTACAAAGTTTCCTGTTGATAAAAAACAAATAGATAAAACGGGAGCATTAGTAGTATGGGAAAGACCTGCAAGTAAACGACCTGATTTTGGTTCATACTATGCATCTATTGACCCTGTATCTGAAGGAAAAACAACTACATCAGATTCTTTATGTAGTATTTTTGTATATAAAAATTCAATTGAAGTTACTAGAACTACTGCAGCAGGAGATGTAGAACAATTTATAGAAAAAGATAAAATTGTTGCTGCATGGTGCGGTAGATTTGATGATATTAATAAAACACATGAGCGTTTAGAGTTAATTATTGAATGGTATAACGCATGGACATTAGTTGAGAATAATATATCATTGTTTATTCAACATATGATAGCTAGAAAAAAACAAAAATATTTAGTCCCTAAACAACAAATTTTATTTTTAAAAGATCTTGGTTCAAATAAAACTGTATATCAAGAATATGGTTGGAAAAATACAGGTACATTATTTAAGAGTCATTTAATTTCTTATGCTATAGAATTCTTAAGAGAGGTTATTGATGAAGAAACAGATATCAATGGTGTAGTAACAAAACAAACTTTAGGTGTAGAAAGAATCCCGGATCCCATGTTACTTAAAGAAATGTTAGCGTATTACCCTGGACTAAACGTAGATAGGTTAGTTGCATTTGGAGCATTGATTGCTTTTGTTAAAATACAACAATCTAATAGAGGATATACTAAAAGACGTGAATCAGAGGATAATTCTTTGGTAAATTCAGAAAAAATGCATAAATTAAAGTATAATCCGTTTAAAAATATAGGACGTAGTAAAACGGCAAATACTAATAGACCAAATAGGTCTGGTTTTAAAAATTATAAATAGACTAACTAAATATATCTAGGATGAGAGTACTTAATGCAATGCAGTTAAAAATGGAGCTAAAGCTGAATCCGGCCCAACCTTCTCCAGTTTAACTCAACCGATTCAGTTTTTACCTTCCTCAGAAAAAACTGATGATTGGGCAGCATGGAATTTAGATTGGTTAGAACTTCAGGGAATAGAATTTTTAAGGATTAATGCGCGAAGACTTTTAAAGAATTATAAGTTAGCAAAAGGGATTATTGATAAAACTGATTATATAGTTGAGCCAGATAATGAGTATAAGGAGTTAATGGATGTATTAACTAAAGAAGAAGAAACTGCTTTAGAACTTAAATTTTACCCCATTGTTCCTAATGTAATAAATGTTTTAACAGGAGAATTTACTAAAAGATATAATAAAGTTCAATTTAGAGCTGTAGATGACAAATCATATAATGAGATGTTGGAGCAGAAAAGAATGCAAATTGAAGAATCTTTATTAGCTGATGCTGAAAAACAGCTTATAACTAAAATGGTTCAGATGGGTGTAGATCCTGCTTCAGAAGAAGCACAACAAAGTCTTTCCCCGGAAGGTTTAAAATCACTACCAGAAATAGAAGACTTTTTTAGTAAGTCTTATAGAAGTATGGTTGAAGAATGGGCCTCTCATCAATTAAATATAGATGAAGAAAGGTTTAGAATGCAAGAGCTTGAAGAAAGAGCATTTAGAGATAGTCTGATTGCAGATAGAGAATTTTGGCATTTTAGAATGCTTGAAGATGATTATGATGTAGAGTTATGGAATCCTGTACTTACATTTTATCAAAAATCTCCTGATCAAAGATATATAGCAGATTCAAATTATGTTGGACAAGTAGATTTAATGACTGTATCTGATGTTGTAGACAGATATGGATATTTAATGGATAACAAGCAATTGGAGTCTTTACAAAGAATATATCCAGCACGTTCAGCTCAGTATCAAGTTAATGGTTATCAAAATGATGGTTCATATTATGATGCAACTAGATCACATGAGTGGAATACCAATGCTCCAGGATTAGCATATAGACAATATACAAGCAACTATATGGCTGACCCAGCTGTAGGTGGTGATATTCTTTCTCAAATTTTAGATCAAAGTGAAGACCTAATTCAAAATGGAGATAGTAATTTAATGCGTGTTTCTACCATCTATTGGAAAACACAAAGAAAAGTGGGGCACTTAACTAAAATTGAAAAAGACGGTGAAGTAACTCAAGAAATTATTGATGAATCTTTTAAGATAACCGAGAAAGCAGTTTATGATACATCTATATTTAAAAATAAATCTAAAGACACTTTGTTACAGGGTGAACATATAGATTGGATTTGGATTAATGAAGTATGGGGAGGTGTTAAAGTTGGACCAAATGTGCCAGCTATGTGGCATACTACAATGGGAGATAATGTTAATCCAATTTATTTAGGGATTAACAGAACTAAACCTGGAAGATTACCATTTCAATTTAAAGGTGATAATTCTCTATATGGTTGTAAGTTGCCTGTAGAAGGAAGGGTGTTT